TTGCACCACACCTGTTCACACTACGCGGACACAATCAGCCTTGCACCACACCTGTTCACACTACGCGGACACAATCAGCCTAACACCACACCGCACTACACAACCAATATGGTCTTAATTAGTTCTGTCTAACTCAACACAGTCTTAGTTAGCCTTGCCTAACACCACACCACACAACATAGCATAATGACCCACCAGACTCCGTAGTGAATTATGTGAAATTACAAAAATACTTGTATTCTAGAATATGTGTGTTATAATATGAGTGTAAAGAAAAGAGGTACAAAGAAAATGAATAAAATTGAAATGACATTAAGAGAAGTGTATGACGAGGTGTTATTAGATATTTATAATAATGCGGTAGAGTCTATTAAGCTTGTGGGTGAATCTGAATTGAAAAAAGAGTTAGTTGTTAATTATCTTAAGTCATTGGATAATATTTTATTAAATGGCTTAAGAGATGATAATGTGACAGTAAATGATTTTAATTATTTAGTTTCACAGGTTAATGATTTAGCAAATGAATTACTTAAGTATATTAAAGATGAATATATTTTTATTTAATTGGAGGCTAAGTAGATAATGACTAGAAAAGAAGAATATCGTTGTGTGATGTCAACGATATATAGAAGTGGTAGAGATTTTATTAAGTCGTCAAGGGTGTATTATGGATTGAGATTTGAAGTTCTATGTAATTCTTATATTATTTTATTTGATGAAATTTTATACTGTGCATTTTTAGATGATTTTATCACACTAGATGATTTTAAAGAGTTATCAAAATATGCTGATAAGTTAAGTTATTATTTAAAGGAGTGTTTAGAATGAGTAGAATTTACAAACATTCACACAATCCAAGTGACTTAACTATGGATAATGTAAACCGCATTGTTGATATTATAGAAACGTATCTATGTGATTATAAACTAGCGTTTCATCTTGTTTATCAAAGACGACATTTAATTAGGATGGATATTTGTAAACTAGGCTCAAAGAGCGTTATAGCCAAATACTCATTTAGATATAAAACCATGACGTTATTTAAACGTAAGGTTTTTCAAGGTGTAGTATCACTTGATGATATGATTCAAGAAAATGAAAGACGAGGATATAATTATGATTAGTAATTTAATCCTTGCAAGTTTTATAATTTGGGTGTTATTATCTGTATACCAAATATACCAGCACTGTAAAGGAAACTTTAAATATTATAAAGTGTCAAACAGATACATAAATTTCATTATATTATTAATAGTAATGTTAGTTATGTGGTTTGTGTTAATAAATATGCAAATTGATGAATTATTGGAGGTGCGACATGTAAAATGTTGATGAGTTATGACTTCTCTATAAAAGCGTATAGGTTGTAAAAGTGTTGTTATGCTGATCTCAAAATTAAACAACTTGAAATAATTTAATTAAAAAAGCAATGTTAAAATTAAAAGGAGAAAAATTAATATGGAAAATTTAACAAATGAAGTAATGACAATGGAGAATACAGGTTTGGTTGTAACTGATGATATGACTCACGAACAACGTGTGAACTTATTTAATGCTGTAAATAATGCAGAAGGATTATCAGATCAAGTCGGTAAAGATTTATGGTTAACTGGTTACATCGTGCAAGATGTGGAAAAAGAAAACGAGAAAACAGGTGAGATTATCTGTAGCAAGTTAATTACTGTAATTGATAAAGAAGGTAAAGCATACGCAACAAATAGTAAACCTTTCTTGCAAAGCTTAAAGCAGTTAAAACAGGTATTTAACTATGATTGGACGAAAGAGCCGGTATGTGTGACAATCATTCAAAAGAAATCAAACTCAAGCACAAATAAATATTTAAGCATGGCTGTTAAATAGCCTAATGAAATAAGGGTGTTAGCCAAACACCCTTTTATTTTTGACTTAAAATGGGGGTGTTTAAAATGGCTAAAATGAGAAAGTCAACAAGAGACGTTAAACGGTTACGTAATGCAATCGCAAGTGCTAAAAGAACTGCGACAAAAGCCCAAAATATGGGGCAGGATGTTGTTTTTAATGATATTCGTACAATAAAAGATTTTAATGATCGTAAAGAATTTAATAAATATTTACGTTCTATTGAACGATTCAACAAAGAAAATCGTTATATTCAAAATCAATACGGTGTTGTTTTCAATCGAAATGATGTTGAAAAAGCAAATAAATTGATAGATAAACAGAACAAACAGAAAAAGAAATTAATACGAACTGTAGGTTTAAATACACTTAAGGAAACAAAAGGCGGTATTTTAACAGGTGTTTCAGTTAGGCAGGCTTTATCTGTATTAAAAGATGATAGAGGCGGATTTTTTGAACCGGTCCATCATGTTAACATTCAATCGTATAGATATCCTAAACAGTTAGATAATCGAATTGAAAGTTTAAGAGAAAATACGAAAAAGAAAAATAAAAAAATCACTACATTTAGAGAAAATTATAAAACTGCTATTGGTAAACAAATAAGAGGGCGTAATATAACAGAAGAAGAAGGGCAAGAAATTTTAAAAGATATGAAATCATTATCAGATAATGAATTGCTTAAATGGATATATCAAGAACGAAAGGCAATTGATACATTTAAATATCTTGATTTAACACGTGAGTACACAGAGAATCAAAAATTTGTGAACGAACAGTTAAGTAAAGCCATAAGAGCAGATATGACGGATGTAAGAGATAGTTTGGCGGTGTTTACCGGACGTGCTTATGTCAAAGATGGAATTGTTACATACAAAGAATAATGTAAAGGGGGTTGTAGTATGTCAAAGAAAAAAGAGCCTAAAGAAATATGGGCTTGTGATTTTGAAACTACAACCGATCCTTTAGATTGTCGTGTTTGGGCATGGGGTGCAAGCTTTGTCAGTGATTCAAGTATAAAAGAATATGGTAATAGTATTGACGGTTTCATTGAATGGTGTAAACAGAAAACACGTAAATTATATTTTCACAATCTAGCTTTTGATGGTGAATTTATTGTGAGCTGGTTATTAAGTAATGGATATGAGTATTCGGACAAACCTAAAACAGGGTGTTTTAAAACAATAATCTCTAATACTGGTTTGTGGTATTCTATTGAAATATGGTGGAAATATTCAATTTATCGGTCAACAAAAACTACAATATGGGATAGCTTTAAATTAATCCCATTTAGTATTGAGAAGATCGCACATGACTTTAATTTACCAATACGAAAATTAAAGTTAGATTATAAGGAAAAACGTGAGGTCGGACACGAGCTAACACAGCATGAAGTGGATTATTTATTTAATGACATTGATATTGAAGGTATGGCATTGAATGAATGCTTTAAATTAGGATTTAACAAAATGACAGCCACTAGTTGTAGTTTTGAGACTTTTAAGAAAAGTTTGCCTATGGCATTTGAGAAAATTTTTCCACCGTTAGAAATGAATGTTGACAGTGATTTAAGACCTGCTTATAGTGGTGGTTTTGTTTGGGCAAACCCGGAATTAAAAGAAAAAGAAATAGCGCAAGGCATTGTATTTGATGTCAATTCACTTTTTCCATCACGTATGTATTATGAATTATTACCGTATGATACACCTGTTTATTTTGAAGGTGAATATCAACAGGATGATGAATACCCGTTATGGGTTGGTGTTGTGAGTTTTGCTTTTGATATTAAAAAAGATCATATACCATGCATTAGCTTAGATAAGTTTAGTCGATTTTTTGGGAGTAAAAAATATGTTGATAGCTCAAACGGTGATATTGTTCGTATGACTGTCACGAGTGTGGATTGGGAATTATTTAATGAACAATATGATATTTATGATGTTGAGTTCATTAATGGGTATAAATTTAGGGGTTGTGTTGGTATCGCTAGGCAGTTCATTGACGAACAGATGGAAGTAAAGAAAAATTCGAAAGGTGCACAACGTTTTATTGCTAAGAGACAATTAAATTCGGTTTATGGTAAGTTTGCAACCAACCCAAATGTCACGCCTAAAATTCCATTTATTGATAAAGATGATGGAGTTTTACGTTTGCATGACCCTATGTTTACTACTTATGAAGATGGAGAAGTGAAAGAGGTTATTGACGAACAATTCCGCGATCCTATTTATCTCCCATATGGCGAGTTCGTGACCGCATATGCGCGTAAATATACAATCAGTACTGCACAAAAGGTAGGTATTCACAGAGTCGCTTATATTGATACGGATTCAATACACTTAGTAGGTACACAAGTTCCTGACGCTATTAAAGATATTATTGACGATAAAGAACTTGGGTATTGGGGCCTAGAATCTGTATTTAATCGTTCTTATTTCATTGGTGCTAAAAGTTATGTTGAAGAAATTGAAATTAGTTATAAGGACTATGTGGAACACCAACAGGAATTTATTAGTGAAAACGACTGTAAAGATAAGTTGTATTATATTCGTGCGGGTGTTTGCTATTATTTAAACGTTAAATGTGCTGGTATGACACAAAGGGCTAAACAGAATGTAACATATGATAACTTTAGAGTCGGTAATGTTATTAATGATTGTTTAAAGAAAACGCATGTACCCGGTGGCATTGTATTAGTTGATAGACAATTTAGCATTAAAAGTAGATAGGAAGGTGATAATGTGATAAGTGTTTTAAATGCCATAATAAAATATTTAATTATGGGTTTATGTTGTTTGAGCGTGACATTTCTATTTGTAATATATGCAATAGGAATGACATTGATATTTGTTTGGATTATAAAGGAGTGATATTATGAATTTATTATTAAATATAATAGTAATTGTTTTTGTTGGTTTGATTATGGATTATAGTTATACCAATTTACGAAATGAAAATAAAATATTACGTAAAGATGTTGATAGACTACAATATCAGATGTTAACTTATGAAAATGGTGGAATTTTTGAAGAGTGTGATAAAAGGCTAAAAGAATTTAATGAAATTATGTTCGGAAGTCCTCCATTGAAGAATAAAGTTGTTATTGTGAGAAGTATAAAAGACTATGATTATAGCGCTTATAGAAAAGATATTGACGCATTAAATGAATATCTAAAGGATGGTTGGAGCATTGTTAATCATGAAACAAATGAATTTGTACATACGTATATACTAGGTAAACCGCTTGTATGGTGTAAAGAAAAGGGAGGTGATAATCATGATGAGTGAAAAATCGAAAGAACATAGAAACCAATGGTACCGAGATCATGTTAATAAATATTGCGTTTGTGTGAATAAAGAGGAAGTTGAAGTTGTTGACTACATTGAAGATTTATTGAAAAAGAAAAAGTTTAGTAAATACGTCAAAGAAAAAATTAAAGAAGATTTGAAAAAATAAAATAACATGCTATTATTAATATGTAAGGAATAAAGATCGGAAATCAGACATGTATATCAGAATTACTCGCGGTGAAACGTGCTGATAACATAATTAGGCATAGTAATCTAGCTGGTAACACTTTAAACTTTACAACCTATATTTATGAAACCCTCGTAAAAGAGGGTTTTATTTTATATTGACTTTACAGTATTAATATCATATATTTATAAATAGAAGGGATGTGTAAAAAATGGAACGTGATGAATTGAGAAACAAATTTACGGAAGTGTTAACAGTTGAAGATCAAGCGGAACGCTCAACCATGTTAAATGATATGCGAGCTGAAGTTGAAAAAAATTTCAAAGAATTAGACGATTTAAAAGCTGAAAACACAAAATTAGTCGAAAAGAATAATTCTTTAACAGAGGCTAACAGTAAATTATTTATGCAAATTGGAGTTGAAAGTTCCGGAGATGAAAAACCGAAACATAAAAACCCAATGGATTTAAGAAAATTAGGCATTTGAAATGAAAGAGGTGATTATATATGCCAAGAACAACAGGAAAAGACGTTGCAAAAGCGATTCAAGAAGATTTAGGATTGGAAACACAACCAACAGGTCAGGAAGTAGCTAGTGCAATGTATAGAGTATCTTCTCCAAATTTCCAGTCTACAATTGGAGACCCTAATGATGTTTCATCATTAGAATTTATGAATGGATTATTAGAATATCCTGATAGTTTAGGTGTTGAGTTTATGAATTTAGCAACTCGAATTGGTCGAGTGATCGCACACCGAAATATTTTAACAAACAAGTTAGCTCCATTTAAAATGGAAAATATGGCTTTAGGCTATACAATGGAAGAATATTTTGTTGAGTGTGCAAAAGAGCATGCTTACGATCAATCCGACGCGGAAAACACTTTATTTAAACGTGAGCTGCCGGATATTAAAACAGCATTTTATGTTGTTAACCGTAAGTCATATTATCCAGCAACAATTACAGATGATGATATGCGTAAGTATTTTGTCAGCTGGGACGGTGTAAATAGTTTGATCGCGCGTATTGTTGATTCTATGTATAATGGAGACAACAAAGATGATTATAACTATATGAAATCTGCTCTAGTTACACATTATGAAAATGGATTAATGAAAATCGTTAAAACAAGTGCTGTTACTGATACGGACACGGCTAAAGAGTTAGCTCGTAAAATTACAGAATATGTATCTTATTTAACAGAGCCAACAAATGAATATAACGCAATGGCAGTAACGAAACAAAATGATTATGAAGATATTTACGTTATTTTAAACGGGAAATCAAATAGTTATTTAAACATTGACTGGTTAGCGCAGACATTCCAGTTAGAGTTTGCAGAATTTAAAGCACACGTGTTAGTATTACCAACTTTACCTAGTACAACACAAGGAACAATTGAGGCGTTAGTTGTTGACAGTGAAATTTATAGAGTATTTGATCAGAAATATAGTGTAGGCGTTGCTTACAATGCGAAAGGCTTATATTGGAACTACTTTTTACATCACTGGGAAGGTATCGCAACGTCTAGATTTGCAAACGCGATTGCATTTGTTTCAGGTGATGTTGAGGAAAAAGTTACAGCGATTTACGCCAACCCTGCAGTTGTACAAGTTAAAAAAGGTGGTAGTGTAACAGTACCATTTACCGTACAGACTAGTGGTTTGAATGCTCCTATTAGTTTAACGGCAACATCAGGCGAGCCAACAATGGTTAGTGCAACGTTAACGGATGATTTAAGACACGTTACAATTAAAGGCTTAGAAGTGATTAAAACTGAAGGATTAACCACAGTAACAATTAAAGACACAAATTCGAATGTTACATGTGATATTAAGGTTGTTTATACCTTGTAGTTGTGATATAATATCAGTGTCATGAGTAGGACATGACACCCCTCCTTTCTATTTAGGTAAATTGCAACTTAGGAAAAAGAGTTATTAATTTAACTCTTTTTTCTTTTTTTATTTAAAATTAGTTGAACATTCAACTATTTTTTATTATGATAGAAAAAGAAAGAGGTGATTAAAATGAAAATTATTCTAGTGGCATTGTTTTTTAATGGTTTGGATCTTATTACTGGAATTGTTGGAGCAATTAGAGACGGCGAACAAATTAAGTCTAGTAAATTAAGAGATGGACTATTTAAAAAAGTTGGATTTGTGTTCTGTTACGCATTAGGTGTATTAATTAATTACGCTGAAAATTTATTGACTTTACCTTTTGGGGTAGACCTAGTGCCTGTAATTTGTACTTATGCGGTTATTACAGAAGTTGTTAGTATTATTGAGAACATTTCTAAAATTAACCCTGATATTTTACCGGACAAATTAAAAACTTTAATTGGATATAGTGAAGAAGGTGAGTAATATGGGTATTATTGATGATGGTAAACTACAAAATATTTTACCGAAATACAGCGAGTTAAAATTAAGTGGTAAAAATCTCGCTCAACAATATGTCAGCGCATTTAATACGGGTATGAATATTTACCAATGTATTAACCAATTGCAAGGGTATATTGAATGGGTAATAAAAGCTGTAGATGATGTAGTAGTACAGTGGAATGAGATTGTAGACTCACAACTACAGAATTCTATTAATGCAACTAAGCAAACCACAACAGAACAATTTAATATTGAATGGCAGAAAAATAAAGCACAGTTGGACACTGAAATTGAAGGTATCATTCAAGAACAGTTTAAACAAGACTGGCAGGGAAAAGAAAACGCAATAAACGCTAAAATTAATACTGTTAGTAAAGATTTAGAAACTTTTAAAACTGAAACAAATACAACACTTTCTCAAAATCAATCGGCTTTAAATAGTTTTAAAGAAGAAACTAACACAAAATTTACAACAACTAAAGAAGAGTTAACAGAGTTAATTAATACCACTCTTAATTCTATTTATCCTGTTGGTTCTGTATATATCAGTTTAACAGATACAAATCCTGGTACTTATTTAAAAGGTACTTGGGAACAGTTCGCGCAAGGTAGAACGCTTGTAGGTGTCGGTTCCGGAAGTGACGGGTCAAATACACAGACTTTTGATGTAAATGATACTGGCGGTGAGTATAAACATTTGTTGACAAAGAAAGAACTATCACTTATTGATTATGGTGCGTTATTACAACAAAATGGTTCAACAATCGGCGTGCATGCGCATGGACCTGGCGAAAGTGGATCAGAAAAAATATCATTAATGCAACCATATTATACAGTATATTTTTGGAAACGTGTAGCATAGCAAGTATTAATTACTTGCTATTATTTTAGGAGGCAACCATGAAAGGTAAAGAATGTGAATTATCAAGTATCTACAAAATGACTAAACCGGAAGATATTCCTTATAGCCTACCGGAAGGTTTAAGCGTTTATTTTTATATTGAATTCTATATGCAAGCCATGCACATACTAAAAGATGTGGACTATGAAAGATATAACATATGTAAAGAGAAACTACACGAATTAACAATATTAGAGGAGGAATTAAATTTATGAAACCCGGTCAAAAGTTAGTACATGATGGTCATGAGGTTTGTCTTTTTCCAATGGAAACAATGAACATTACACAATGGTCAAGCCCACAAAGTTTATCACACTGCTGTGGACATCCATTTGATAATGCAATCAGCGGGCAAGTACGCGTACCAGTATACGCCCCTTTTTCTTGTCATCTGTCATATAGTGATAGTGTAGGTAATACACGCGCCTATAGTTCGGATAATCCCGTTTGGACTCCTAACGGGTTAAGCTATGTTACAGTTAGTTTTACACATGACCCGAACCCACCAACTGCAGCAAGATACGCGCAAGGGGATTTAATTTATCACACAGGCACAGCGGGAATGGCAACGGGTGACCACTGCCATATTGACCAAACATTTACACAGAATGCCGGACTTGTTTATTATGGAGTCACATGTCAATATGGTAACCAATGTTACGCGCTAAGCGGTTCAGTGCTGCCAACGGAAGTATTTTATGTTAACGATACAAATATTGTGGATGGTTACGGTCAAGCATGGAAAACATTTGAAGGTGGACAACCTCCAACACCCGAACCCATATACAAATACACTAAACATTATTTCATGTTGGATGGTTTAGGTATTGACTTTGGTTTTTATAAAACGAAAGAAGAAATACCACCCGAACCACCAACACCGGTTGGTAAATGGTTTATTCCTGGTGATATTAATAATACTCGACCACTTACAGAAGATGAATCTAAACAAAATTGGGTTGCTTTTTGGCAATTCTTTAAGGCAAAAGGATGGACCGCAAACGCGGTTGCTGGTATGTTAGGTAATGCCTATTTTGAAAGCACTGTTAATCCTAATAGGTGGGAGAGTGATATACCCTTTGCACAACCGGTAGCTAGTCGTGGTTATGGTTTGGTTCAGTGGACACCTTGGACAAAAATAATTGACTGGCTAAAAGAAAAAGGATATTACCCGGATGTGTCAAAGTTTGGTGTTGGAGAATGCGAGCGAATCCAATGGGAAATGGAGAACGGCGCGCAATGGATAGCAACAGCAACCTATCCCGAAAGTTTCGAAAGCTTTTCAAAATCAACCGCCGACCCTTATACACTAGCGATTGAATTTTTAGCGAATTATGAAAGACCAGCCGACCCTAACCAACCAACGCGTGGAACGAAAGCCCGTGAAATTTATGATTATATCAAAGATAAATAGTTGAACTTTCAACTATTTTTTAATAATATAAAATAAAAGGAGATGATTAAGATGAGTATAGGAGTTGTTAACAGTCAATTTACACCACAATCAAAAATTTATTTATTGAAGGGTTTAGAAATTGACGCAATGAATAACACTTTTTGGGGTGCATTTGATACACCCGAAAATCAATTTAATTTTTTCATTAATAACTATGATCATATTGAATTTGAAAATTACACCTATCAACGAAAAGACGGGACAGTTGTTGTTGATGGATCTTATGATAATTTAAGATTATATAATTATATGATTTATAGAAATGGGGACACGGGGAACAAATCTAAATGGGTTTACTGCTTTATAACAAGCTTAGGTTATTTGAATGACAATGCAACTAGTATTTCTTTTGAAACTGATGTAATACAAACCTGGCGATTTGAAATTGAAAAGAATTTCCTACCTAGTTTCATTACATATGAGCATAGACCGCAGTGGTATGTTGATAAAAATATTGACAACCGTAGACGTCCATGTATTAATACACAACATGAAAATATAGATCTTGGGACTGATTTAGTTTCAACAAATCAAGCAATCATTAACCCTATGCAAAACTATTCGTTTGCGGTTATAGCCATGACATGCGATTTTGCTGGGAATGATAGCTATACGAGTGGACAGGCTGGAACACCATCACCATTGAACTATTACATATTTCCTTTTTCGAAACATAATGGGAATGATGTTACAACAATGCGAAATGGTGTAAGTGGTAACAGTTATACAACACTTACAGGTTTAAGCGTAACACTTGATCACATTCGTAAGAATGAAAAACTTGTGGGTAAATGTGTTAGTATTATGGTTACGGATTCCATTCCTGGTTTAAAAGTTGTCAATGGTGTATTAAGTGTAGTATCAAATAACTTTAATGGAGTACATGAGGGTGATATTAATTGTCTTAAAATGTTAAGTGGCACAATGAATAATATGTATTTTAATAATGATGATGAATATCCTGTATATGATTTAGGTAGAAGTATAGAGTCATTTATAGGATATAATAGAAACAGTAAACTATACTCATATCCATATAGCTACTTAATGATTAGTAATAACAATGGTGTTAATAAAATATTTAAAAATGAATTATGGAGTGATTCTTATGACATTAAATTTGTGATGGTTGGAAATCCATCATCTAGCAAAATTAATATTATCCCTAAGAATTATAAAACTTATGATGAAATTGGAAAATCTACACTTATAAATATGGATAATTCTTTTGAAAGTTCATATGAACTTTCACTGCCAATTATAAACGATACCACAGCTATGTTAATGCAATCATCGCGAAACTCTATGAATGTTGGATTATCAAACATTAGACGTAGTAATGAAACAGCCACAGCAATTGCCAGTGCAACAGGTAATGCGATGAGCGCACAAACTAGTATTCAGAATAATTTAAATTTGAGTGTTGTCGGAAGAAACACAAATTTAGCTAGTAGTTTAAATGATTTACACAACAAATCGAATATGATAAACACTAGTATTGGTGCAATTGGTGGATTAAGTGGTGGTATTACAAGCGCATTAACTGGTAATATTGGTGGTGCGGTTGGTAGCTTAGTCGGAGCTGGTTTAGGTATGACACAAACGGCAATGCAAAATCAAATCAATATGAAACAAACTAATTTACAAAATGCAAATGCACTTGCAAATGCAAACGCACAAGCGAGTGCTAATACACAATCAACCGCTATTAGCAACCAATTAAGAGAATTAACAACAACATACCGAAATAATACAAACATACAGAACGCAATTGATACTTATAACGCTAAAATCCATGACGCACAAGCCACAGCCGACAGTATTGTAACCGGCTCAAATGATTTAATGCGAATATTATCTTTAGATCTTAATACATTAGTAATATATGCGTACAAGCCTACAGATGAATATTTAGAAAGATTAAACAAAATATGGGATATGCGTGGTTATGCTACAAATGTTATTGATTACCCAAATTTACATTCTAAAATATCATGGAATTATATACAAACTGTTAAGTGTAACATTAGTGGTGATGGTATAGATCCGAGCGACCTGGAAAAAATAAAACGCGTGTTTGACAATGGTGTGACTTTATGGCACACAAAAAATATCGGTGATTATTCTAGATCAAATGGAGAAAGATATAATATGTCAGAGATTGATAAGTTCGGAAATTATAAAGATAAAAAAGTGCATTAATAAAAAAGGTTGACGTTTCAACCTTTTTTATTTAACATATAATTAAAAGGAGATGATTAAAATGGATTTATTGAATGATACAAGTTCATTCACGGATTATTGCCGTAATGCGGTTGATATTGCTACAATGAAGAATGGAGAGGCTGACTTTATTTATTACACGTATTTACAAATGTTGAGCTTAAACATGTTTAAATATAAAGGTTTACCCGAATCCATTAATACATTCTATTTAGAATATGTTTTACAAACACGTGGTTACATTGGCTTTTATGATGATGAAAGGTTAGGTTTGATATGTAGTGAAATTACATTAGGCGGTAAGTTAAACCATTATACACTACCAACCGAATATCATACTGTTTCCACAAGTCCACTTGTTAAAAAGACGTTAACAAGTGAAGAGTGTGTGGTTATGAAAAACAGTCCTTTATATGTTGGATTGTTTCCATACTTAAATTTTTATGCCAAAAAATTATCGTTAACAAGTAGAACTATGGACCAAAACTTAACTATGCAATGGACACCGTACATTATTACCGGTGATAGACGAATGTTACAGCAATTTAAAGTGTTCATGAAAAAGATTTTACAAGGTGTGCAAACGATCTTTACATCAAAAGGATTTAGAACAGAGGATATTAATATTTTACAAACGAACGCACCTTTTATTGCCGACGAATTACACGGAATGAAACAAGCTATTTTAAGAGAGTGCATGACGTTCTTAGGCATTGAAAATGCGAATATGGATAAAAAAGAAAGATTAGTTTCGGATGAGGTCAACGCAAACAACCAACAGGTTATCGCGTCTAGAAATATTTGGTTAAGCGAACGTAAAAAAGCCATTGAAGAATTAAACAAAAAATTCGGGTTAAATGCAAGTGTTGAGTTTGCACCTTATGAAGATTATGAAGAAATCATGAAATTACTTGAATTAGATTCAAACACAAGTATTAAAGATTTTAACATTAATAAAAATTTGGATGTTAAAGAAGGTGATGACAATGATGAATAAATTAAAAGTACCTAACTATTTATTGAATTTACAAAGTCCGGTGCTTGCTGAAAATACAGAAACAATTTGTGGCGTATGTCACAATTTAGCATTAACAGAATTAATTGACTCTCAATATGAATTAAGTGATATGGAAGTGTTAGAGATCGCACGAAAAAAGATTTTTGATTTTAATTATCCTTTTTATGACAATCCCGAAAGACGTAAAGCATTTGAAACCGGTATTTTAAAACATTTTTGGTTTGATGAGATAGGTCAGGAAACTTACGCATATTGGAAATTTGAGTTGCAACATTGGTTTGAGATTAATATGGATAGATATTATACGTTGTTTAAAACTATTCCATTTCAAGATCAAGACGATCCAACCGCAAACACAAACTACACGGAAACTTATACACGTGATAGTCGAGGTAACACACAAGCGAGTGGAGAAGATACATCTATCGCTTTACAATCTGTAACCCCTGAAGGACGTATTGACATTGAAACAAATGATTATGTTAATAACATCGCTAAGACAATTACCAAACCTAAAAGCGCGAATGATACAACAGGACATGAAGAGTACAGCTTTAAGCGTAAAGGTAATATTGGTATTCAGACATTAGCAGAAGTATTACAAGGCTCAAGGCGTGCAGTTATCACCATTGAAAATGAGTTATACGCGGAGCTACAGGAATATGGATTATTTTTTAATATTTTCTAGGAGGTAATGAATATGAATATTGATGTAAATAAATATTATGATTATAGAAGAAAAGTACTAGGAACATATGTAGATCGTGACGGTGCTTACGGTTCTCAATGTTGGGATTTATATTTTGATTGGTGTGAAAATAACGGTTTTAAGGGTGCAAATTGTACATCTAGTGGATATGTTAAAGATATTTGGTTAAACAGAAAAACAAATGGAATGACATATAATTGCGTTGAAATTACAGAGCTACAGCCAGGTGCTATCGTTGTGTTTAAGGAAGTACCAAACATTACACCTGTAAGTCATATTGCTATTTTCGATAGTGACGTAAACGGTGTATACGGTCGTTTTTTAGGTGCTAACCAAGGAGATAAGAACGGTTTAGTTAATATCGTTACACTTCCATATTCAGCCACATATGATACATCATTTATGCCAAAAGCTATGATTTTAAATGATGAAAAAACTGAGAAAGTTTTAAATGAAATTCCAAGTGATTTTATTAAGGAATATGGTACTTTCTACCCAAATTGTACAATTAAAATCAGAGAGGCACCGAGTCAAAAAGGTAATGACACGGGTTTATATTATACAAATGGTATGAGTGTAAGATATGACGGGTATGTTAAACGTGATGGATATGTGTGGATTAGTTGGATTGGTGGCAGTGGTAAACGTCGCTGGATGGCTGGAGGTGAGTTAAACTCAAAGGGTATTAATTACTTGCCATATGGAGTATTCAAATGACAAAATCAATTGATTGGTACAGCCCTACCAATATAAAGTCATATAACAAATTTTTAAATTTCATCATCGGGGGTCGTGGTATTGGTAAAACGTATGGATTCAAAAAAGACTGTATCAGTCGATATAAGAAAAAAGGAAAACAATTTCTTTATTTAAGAAGATATAAAACGGACCTAAAGAAAATTAAAACATTTCTAAATGATCAGTTTGAAAATTTTAAAGATGATGAATTTAAAATAACAGGTGGTTCTAACTTTACCACCTTTTATATCAATGGTTGCGAAATGGGTTATGCAACATCCTTAACAGCCTTTGCAAGTTTAAAATCAACTAGTTATGTAGATGTGGATACAATTATTGTGGATGAATTTATACCAGAAAAAGCCGGATTCAATGCATATATACCGAATGAAGTTGAAATACTATTAAATATTATTGACTCTATATTTAGACAGCGAGAAGGACATGTATATTTATTAGCAAATAATGTAAGTATCGTTAACCCTTATTTTAGTTATTTTGGTATCACACCCAACCCAAACAAAGAATTTAATACATTTAAAGGTAGTGAATCCGTTGAGCAAATTATCGTACAAATTTGTCACAGTGATTATAAAAAAGGAAATAAAGAAAAATCAAAATTCCACAAATTAATTTCAGGTACAACATACGGAGATTATAACGCTGGTAACTTTGCTTATGATACAAACGATTTTATCAAAAAGAAAACACCGGAATGTGATTATTTATGTACATTATATTTTGAAGGTATTTATTATGGTACATGGGTTGATATGAATACAGGATATATTTACATTAACCAACAAATTAATAAAGAATACGGATATTGTTATAATATAGGAACTACCAGCCGTGAGAATATGATGATAGCGAAACTATGGCGTAAGGACCAACGTTTAAACGTATTAATAAGATCATATCGAGACGGTTGCGTGTATTACAACAACCAGGAAACTAAAAGACTATTAAGCTATATACTTAGTAAATATTAAAAGAGTGATATTAATTATCACTCTTTATTTTAATAAAATCTTTAAGGTCGTGTTTATTGACACTATATAAATAATAGTCATGATTAGCACCATATTTATTATAATACTTAATATACTCATTCCAAACGATTCTGTAGTCTGTAGAATGTAAAACAATTAAATCGTCAAACGTAAAATAAAATTCCAACTCAATTTTAATATCATTGTTCATATTTACCACCTACCAATTCTAACCATACATTTGAATAAAATAGTTGTGGATGTACTCGTGTTTAACAATACTAGACCTTAAAAGGTAGTATTGCCTATAACTTATCAATCCTTGATTATAATACGATTGGATTAAATTCTCACGCTCAGTATCACTAGTGATACCGAGCGTTCTATTTAACTCATTAATCAGACGACTAAGACTAGTATAATTATTCATATAACTACCTCCTTACTATTCTACATACTTCTTTAAGGTTATTGTTAATGGACTCATTCAAATAAATATAATCACAATAGTTAATATCTTTATCATCATATATTCTTTCACACATAGCAATACAAATAGTTGTATAATCACTTAATGATTGTAATACATTAGGCAGTTCATGCCACCCCTTAATCTTTGCTATCACATCATTGTATTGTGTTTCTAATACTTCTTTATATTTTTCTTTTGTCATTTTCTTTGTACCTCTTTTCTTTACACTCATATTATAACACACATATTCTAGAATACAAGTATTTTTGTAATTTCACATAATTCACTACGGAGTCTGGTGGGTCATTATGCTATGTTGTGTGGTGTGGTGTTAGGCAAGGCTAACTAAGACTGTGTTGAGTTAGACAGAACTAATTAAGACCATATTGGTTGTGTAGTGCGGTGTGGTGTTAGGCTGATTGTGTCCGCGTAGTGTGAACAGGTGTGGTGCAAGGCTGATTGTGTCC